AATACCTTGACAGCAGCAGACGTTAAGAACTTATACGAATCAAACCTAGATACTAATGCATTCACAGATGCTCTGTTAAGTAAGTTGAATGGTATTGAAGCAGGAGCTACTGCTGACCAAGTTGCAAGTGAAGTTCCATATACAAATACAACATCTGGTTTACTTGCTACAGATACGCAAGGAGCAATAGATGAGGTAGAAGGAAGAGTTGATACTGCTGAAAGTTCACTATCAACTCACATCGGTTCAGGTGGTGCTGCTCATGCTGTAGCTACTACGCTAGTTGATGGATTTTTGAGTGCAACTGATAAAACGAAATTAGACGGTATTGAAGCAGGAGCAACAGCAGATATGACAGCTTCAGAGATTCTAACTGCTATATTAACTGTAGATGGAACAGGTAGTGGGTTAGATGCTGATACTTTGGATGGGGTTCATGCGGCAGACTTAGTTAGTGCTTCAGGCGATACTATGAGTGGAAATCTTGCTATATCAACAGCAGTAGGCGCAGCAGCTCAAGTAATATTTAGAGATTCCGATACAGGTAATCAGAGAGGTGCTATTTATAAATCTACTGGTGGTTCTATGTATCTTGTTAGTAACAGTGCCACAGGGGTATTAGAGACAACATTAGTGCTATCTAATGATGGAAATGTTTATGTCAATGGTGCTGCTCCAACCACAGCATCTCATCTTACAAGAAAAGATTATGTTGATAATGGTTTAGCAGTAAAAGCACCATTAGCATCTCCTGCTTTAACAGGTACACCGACAGCACCTACAGCAGCGACAAGTACAGATACTACTCAGATAGCTACTACAGCGTTTGTTCAACAAGAACTAGGTGGTATTTCAGGTGGTAGAAGTTGGGTACTTAAATGGTCAGGTAGTGCTACATCAGTAGCTAATAGCTGGGGAGAAGGTGATTATCTAATTGATGTTGGTCAATCTAGTTGGATGACAGTTTCAATTACTGGTGGTGAAACAACATGTCTAGGAAATATGGTGTTCCTTGGTGCTTCAACTAATAACTATATTAGATGGGGTTATATGCAGTATGCAAGTACAACATTCACACCTAGGTCAATACAGTTTTCACAACCATCAACGATTACATTGAACCCTACAACGTATTCAATTCAAAAAATCTATAGATTGGAGTAGAAAATGAAAGTTCATTATGATGTAAATACAGGGAGAGTAACAGGTTATACTACATTTGGTAATGCTCCTGTTAATAGCTTAGACCTAGGTGAAAGTATTAATTATGATTTTATCTATCCTCTTGATGAATACTCTGTTATCAACGATACTATCGTTCATTCAGGTGTATCTCCTGAGAAATTGAATACACTTAAGACAGCTAAGTTATCCGACCTAGAAAACCACTTTATAAACGTGGAAAATAACACTGGAACATTGTTTAGTACTGTGTCTAATATAAATATTCATGCACGTAGAAAAGATAAAGATAATATGTTATCCTTAATCAACTATATGAATAGAAACTCACTAACTACAATGGTTTTTAAAGGAGTAGGTTCTGAATCAGCAGATGTAACTGTAACAGATATGCAAAATATGGTTGCAGAGATTGAAGATTATGGGATTACCCTTTATGCAACCAAATGGCAATTAGAATCTGCTATAATGGCTGCAACAACTGAAGCAGAGTTAGATGCAATCACATGGTAAGGAAATAATATGAAACAATACTTATGGAATATTCTAATATCAATAGACCAATTTATTAATACACTCTTTAACGGTAATCCTGATGAAACAATTTCATCTAGGGTTGGTAAACATATTCGTAATGGCGATAAAGGTTGGAGATTATGGCTTTGTAAAGCATTACACCTCCTAGATAAAAACCATTGTATTAAGTCTATTGAAGATGATGAGGTATAAGTTTACCTTAATTTTTATTATTATTCTGTAACTAAGGGGTAATCTGTCTACCTTGTTTATAACCCTGAATTTAGGTATCATTCCAATATATTCAAATTTAAAGGTTATGTATGGAAACATGGATGATAGGTATAGGTATCAATTTACTTGGATTAGCTGCGGTGTTTGGAGCTTATCGAAATAAAGTGAACACATTAGAAAATAATCAGAAAGAAATTAAAGGTATTGTTACAACGATCTTTAATAGGTTAGACAAACACGGTGATAAGATTGTCACACTCGATGCTGTGAGTAAAGTTGCAATGACAGCAAAAGATGTTGATGATAAATATATCTCAAAAGAAGTTTTCAGACAAATGGAAAAACATATTGATTCCCGATTCGATGATATTCAAAAGGGCCTGTCAGATATAATTCATAAGTTAGAAAAGGAACACTAGTATGGCTACTAAATCACAGAAATCAGAACGTAGATGGAAGGTTTTAGTAGCGATTCTACTGTACAATGCTTTCTGGGGTATAGCTATATTTGTTGCCTTTATAAAAGGTTTTGATGTACATAAGATGGATGTTATCTCAGGTGCATTGTTTGGCTCTTCAGTTGTCAGTATTGTCGGTAACTGGATGAGTAAACCAATAGATGATGATAAGGAAAACCATGCCTAAGTTTGGAAAATCCTCTACAGAGCGTTTAAATACGCTTGACCCTCGTTTAAAAGCAATTCTCAATGAAGTTATCAAGTATTTCGATTTCTCTATTATAGAGGGTCATAGACCTGTTCCACGACAGTACGAACTCTATAGGCAAGGAAGAAAACTCCTAGCTGACGGAACTTATGTAAAAACTGGCAAAACCGTTACCAATATTGATGGGTATAAAGTTAAAGGTAAACATAACTATACACCATCATTAGCAGTTGATGTTGCTCCGTATCCTATAGACTTTTCTAATAAAGGTAAAGCTAGGGAGAGATTCTATTTTCTCATGGGAATGATTAAAATGGAAGCTGAAAAGCAAGGAGTTAAAATTAGATTTGGTTTAGATTGGGATGGTGATAACATCTATGATGACCAAAGTTTTGACGATTTACCGCATTTGGAGATTATAGATGATTAAAATCTTATCCACACTATTTTCTAGGTATTCAATATACCTAGTAGGCTCCTTATTAATAACAAACTTTATTACATATCAGTTTTTAACTTCTGCAAAGAAAGATGTTCAACTATGTGAAATTATGAGTGAGTATCAAGACCAAGCAATAACAGCTATTGGTGTTGAGTATGATAAAGCTTTAAAAAACCGAAAAATAATCACAGTTGAGGATGTAAAAGAATCCTTAAGTATAAGGTCAGTAGACCGAAACATAACAATGAAGGAATGCCATGAAACAGCTAGTGTTATTGATGCTATTCGTAGGTCTGGTCTTTAGTGGATGTGTGCCAAAGTTTAAGCCATATCCAGTTAAATGTATTGTACCTGAAACACAGTGTGCTTCTTTAGAAGCATTAAGATATATGAAAGACTCAGAAGTGTGCTTAGAAATGAAACGATGTGTTGAAGCATACAAAGAAAATGCAAAGGTATGTCAATGAGTTATAAAATAGAATTTCCACCTAATAATGTGCTTCCAAAACTATTTAGTATTTGTGAGTCAGAAAGACAAGTCCAAGTACTAGAAGCTGTAATTGAAGCTGAAGGTAGTCCAACCAAGGCTGAAAGACTTTTAGTAGCAAATAACAAACCTAGATTAAATGACAGTGCTATCGGTAAGATGATGCGTAGACTGTATTATAAGTATTTAGAAACCTCTCCTGCTAACGCTGAAGCTCCACGAATCCTTATTATTGATATTGAAACTGCTCCTACTCTAGCATGGGTATGGCGAATGTGGAAAGAGAATGTAGGAATGAATCAAATGGTTGAAGATGGATATATCATGTGCTTTGCTGCAAAGTGGGTTGATGAAGATGAAATACATTACTTTGAGCAAAGAGGTACAGATGATAAAGAAATTACAAGAGTTCTTATTGATTTCCTTAATGAAGCTGATATTGTGGTTGCTCATAATGGTGATCGTTTCGACCTTCCTAGGATTAATACTGCTGCTATCAAAAATGGTCTTACACCTCCTTCACCTTATCGTTCCGTTGACACATTGAAGATTGTAAAGAAACACTTCAAGTTTGCTAGAAACACATTAGCAAATGTAGCTAGGGAATTAGACTGTACTCCTAAAGAAGATCATGCAAATTTTAATGGTTTTGAATTATGGTCTGAGTGTATGGCTGGAAATGCAGATGCATGGGAAGAAATGAAGAAGTATAATATTCAAGATGTGCTAACACTTGAAGAAGTTTACTTTAAATTAAGACCTTGGCATAAAGAACATCCTAATGTTGGTATCTTCTATGAATCAATCAAACCTAGGTGTAGTAAGTGTGGTCATGATGAGTTAGTTCATAATTCATACTACCGCACAGATGTTTCTAAGTTCCAAGTACTTAAATGTAAAGCGTGTAATGGGTTTAGTCGTTCACGAACTAGTATGTTCCCTAAAGAGATACGTGGTGATTTATTGACTACAGTTCGCTCATAAATATGATATAATGCGATTATTACTAGACAGGATAAGCTATGATAAATAAAAAAGAAATATTAAGTGCATTAAAAGCAGACCTAAAATCTGCTGAACTCAAGAAAAGAAATCTTGATGGTGTTCGTATGCAATGGAAAAATGAATACGATGGAAAGCCTTATGGAAATGAACAGAAAGGTAAATCTGAGATTGTCAGTAGAGATATTAAGAAACAAAGTGAATGGCAACATGCTAGTCTTATAGACCCATTTGTTAGCACACCTGATATAATCAAATGTAGTCCTGTAACATTTGAAGATACATTTGCTGCCCAACAAAATGAGCTTGTTCTTAATACTCAATTCTGTAGACAGTTTGATAGATTTAACTTTATGACTAAGGCTCTTAAAGTATGTGACCAAGAAGGTACAGTTGTTGTACAAACTGGTTGGGAGTATGAAGACAGGGAAGAGATGGTTACTGTTCCTGACGTTGGTATAGACCCTATGACTGGTCAACAAGTTATTATTGGTCAACATGAAGAACTTCAACGTGTTATCGTAAAGAACCAACCTACTGCAAAAGTACGAAGAAACCTAGATGTTTATATTGACCCTACTTGTCAAGATAACATGGATGAATGTAACTTTGTTATTGTTAGATATGAAACAAGTAGAAGTGCTCTAAAGAAAGATGGTCGATATAAGAACCTAGATAAGATTGATGATTCGTCTGGTGATGTTATTCATAACCCTGAAGACTATATCAATCCTGATGAATCTCGATTTGAGTTTAAAGATGAACCTCGTAAGAAAATTTTGGTTTATGAGTATTGGGGTTATTATGATATTAATGGTGATGGTGAAGTTGAATCTATTGTTTGTGCATGGGTTGAGAATACAATTATTCGTTTAGAAGATAATCCATATCCTGATAAAGAACTACCATTTATTGTTGTACCATTCAACTCTGTACCTTTCCAAATGGAAGGTGAAGCACATGCAGAACTTCTCAGTGATAGCCAAAAAGTTAAAACAGCTATTCTGCGTGGTATTATTGATAATATGGCTCAGAGTACAAATGGCCAGAAAGGTATCAAGAAAGGCTCCCTAGATTCAATGAATCGTAAACGTTTCCTAAATGGTATGAACTTTGAGTTTAACGGTAATAAAGGTGATTTCTTTGATGGAAGTTATAATGAGATTCCTTCTTCTGCATTCAATATGTTTAGTGTTGTAAACAATGAGATTGAATCTATGACTGGTACTAAAGTATTTGGTGGTGGGTTAAATGGAGGTTCACTTGGTTCAAGTGCAACTGCTGCAAAAGGTGTTCTTGATGCTACGGCAACTAGGAGGTTGAATCTTGTTAGAAACATTGCAGAGAATCTTGTTAAACCTCTTCTCCGTAAGTGGACTGCATATAACTCTGAATTCCTAGATGACGAACAAGTGTTTAGAATTACCAATACTGATTTTGTTGATGTTAAACGTGATGATTTGTCAGGTAAGATTGATATTGATATACAAGTATCTACTGCTGAAGATAATGCTGCTAAAGCTCAAGAACTAGCGTTTATGTTGCAAACCGTTGGCCCGAAAGCTGACCCTAAAGTAACTAATCGTTTAATGGGTGATATAGCCAAGCTATACCGTATGCCTGATGTAGCTCAATGGTTATATGAATATCAACCTCAACCAGACCCACTTATGCAAGAAAAAGCTATGTTGGAAGTTGAATTACTTAAAGCACAAGTTCAAAATGAGTATGCTAAAGGTGCAGAGAATCAAGTTGATGTACAGCTTAAAACAGCTAAAACTCAGAATGAGATGGCTAAAGCAAGAGCTATGAATAGTGATGCTGATTTGAAAGACTTGAACTATGTTGAACAAGGTTCAGGTGTTCAACATAATCGTAAGATGGCGGAAAAAGAACATGATAGATTAGCAACACTAGATGTTGAGTCTCTCAAATCTATGCAAGGTGGGTTAGCTGGTTCACAAATTAACCAACCTAGCTAATTTATGCTATAATTTTAAAAATAAATGTAAGGAGTTAGGATGGAAAGTCTAGCTAAAAATGGAAATGGAAGTGGAGGAGAAGGTAAAGCTATCTCTCAGATTATTGGTATTATGTTTATGAGTAGAACATATGCTCATATTGCACATCTTAAAACATCAAGTTTTTCAAAGCATAAAGCACTTAATGGGTTCTATGATTCTGTCATTGATATGGCTGATAGTCTAGCTGAAGCTGCTCAAGGATATTTTGGAAAGTTAGATATTCCATTTGTTAATATGGATGGTAATGTAGATGACCCTATTAATGCTCTATCTAGTCATCTAAAGATGATTGAAGGTCATGGTATTAAATGTAAAGAAGAATACCTAAAAAACATCTTTCAAGAGATTCAAGCACTGTATCGCTCAACTCTTTATCTACTTAAAGAACTTGATTAGAACTAGGGGTTTGATATGAGTGATAAGCCTAAAATCGAAATCAAACCTCAGAATAGAGGGAAGTTCACAGAGTATTGTGAATCCCTAGGTAAAAGTGGTGTAACCTCAGATTGCATCGCTCAAGGTAAAAAATCCAAATCTCCTGCTGTTCGTAAGAGAGCAATCTTCGCTCAAAATGCACGTAAATGGGGTAAATAGCATAAAAACTATTGACTTCATCTCCATAATTAGATAATATTTCAATAAGACAGATAAATAGTCTAATTAAATCAATAATGGAGAACTCTTAATGAGCAATCAACCAAATGAAACAACTAAACTAGAAACAACCGATGTGTCCTATTGGGCAGACCAGCTAGATGCACTTGAACGTCTACAGAATAATCCTGACTTTAACAAAGTTATCGTAGAAGGGTTTATTAAGTCAAAAGCACTAGATAGTGTTAGTCTGCTTGCAGAGCCATCAATCAAAGGTAACCGTGCAGAAGTAATGGAAGACCTTGTAGCAATCAGTCACCTTCAATATCATCTATTGATGATTCAACGTCTAGGAGCAGGAGCACGACAAGATGCAATTGATTCTGAAATGTTCCCTGCTGATGTTGAAGATGTAATCGAAGAGATTGAGTAAGAGGTGAATCATGCAAGAATTTAATGATACCGAAGTCACACCTGAGCAGATTTCTGCTTGGGAGAATGATGATGATACGGATTTCGATGCATTGCGTGCTGAACTAGGTATGGGTGATGAATCAGTTATCGAAGAAGATATTGATGAGCCTACCGAAACAGATGAGATTGAAATTCTTAATGAGTCAGAAGGTGATGAACCTGATGAAGTAGTTGAAGACGAATCTGAAGAAGATTCTGAAGATGAAGATGAAATTGATGTGGAACAACCAGAGGATGAAGATGATAAATCTGAGGACTCCGACAACGATGAAATCGAAGAGAAAGTTGAAGATGAACTTGAAGTAGAAGATGAGGAAGACCCTGAGAAATCAGATAAATCTGAGCCTGAATCGAAAGAAGATGAATCAAAAACTTACAAAGTCAAAGCACATGGTAATGAATTCGATTTTTCTATTGATGAACTATTGAAGTTAGCACCAAAAGCAATGGATTATACACGTAAAACTCAAGAACTTGCACCTTGGAGACGAACTATTAGTGCGTTGAAAGACAATGAGCTTGGTGAAGATGACGTAAATCTAATGATTGACGCAATTAAAGGTAATAAAGATGCGATTACTGAAGTTCTAAAAAGAAACGGTGTTGAAGCCCTCGATTTAGATGTAGAATCTCATAATAGTTATCAACCAGTACAGCATGGGCAGGATGAAGTCACACAAGACTTTAATGCTATTGTTAATGAAATATCAATGGATAAAGAGTTCCCAGCTACTCGTCAAGTAGTTGACAATTCATGGGATCAAGGTTCAAGAGATATGATGTTACAAAAACCTGAAATGCTTCGTGGCCTACACCTAGATATTAAGAACGGTGTCTATGAGCAAATTGCTCCTTTAGCTCTCAAAATGAAAGCACTTGAAGGTGGTGATCGTTCTGACATTGAGTATTATATTGATGCTGGAAAGCAATTCTTTGAGCAGCAAGCTCCTGCACAACCTAAATCTACACCTGCACCAGTTGCAGAAGTAGAGCAAGAGCAAGCAAGACAAGCTAAACAAGCAAGTATCAAAGAACGTGCTAATAAACGTAGAGCTGCAACACCCACAAAATCAGCAAGTGGGAACCGTGACGTAATTGATTATTTGGATGATGATGATGAAGCATTCAATGATTGGTATAAGCGCACGATGAATGATGCCTAGGTAAAGAAACCTAGGTTTAAGGAGAAAATATGGCCACTAACGTATATGGAAATGGTACTACAACTGCTACTGCGGGAGCAAATACAGTAATCCATTATTATGACAAAGCAGGTGTTAAAGCTGCTAATGAAATGAATGTATATTCACAATGGGCTGACCGTCGTTCAATGCCTCTAAAAATGGGTAAAACATTTAAAGTTTCTAAATTTCTACATATCTATGACCGTGAACTAACTGATGCTGACTTTGCAGCAAAAGGTTACCTAACTGCTCGTGATATTGCTGATGTTTCTGCTGGTTTGACAGCTACTGACGGTTCAGGAGCAGCTCTTACTGAAGGTGCAGGGCCAACTAACAAACGTTCTATCAAGAAAATTACTATGGAAACAAGCTTTGCTCGTTACGGTGAAATGATTGATTATACTGATGAAGTTGAGATGTTCTCAGAAGATGCTATCCAAGTTCGTTACCGTGAGGAACTAGGTCGTCTAGCAAATCGTAGAAATGAAGACCTTATTCAACTTGATATGCTTGGTACACCAAACGTAATGTATGCAGGTACTGCAACTGCTATTGGTGAAATTGGTGAGACTGTTCTTGCTGACGATACTAATGCTGATTCTTACCGTGTATCTTATGACTTGGTTCGTAAAGCATCTCGTAAACTTGTTCGTAACCGTGCTGAGAAGAATACTTCTACTGTAACTGGTTCAACTAAAATTGATACTAAAACTATCAATAAAGCGTTCTATGCTATTATCGGGCCTGAAGTCAAATTTGACCTTGAATCCCTAACTCGTGGTTCTGGAAGTTCAGAAGAGTTTGCATATATTCCTGCTTATCGTTACGCTGCTGCTGCTAATCTAGCAGAAGGTGAAGTTGGTGCAATGCATGATGTTCGTTTCATTGAATCTGAATCTGCTGTTGTTTACTCTGGTCAAGGTGCATTTGCTTCTGCATGGCACAATGATAATGATACTGGACTTGCATTCCCGTATGCTACTGAAGCTGAGGCTATCACTGCTGCTGGTTCAACTGGATTTACTCCTGCTGCAACTGCAACACTTGATACTTACTTAGGTACTCTTGCTACAACTGATGTTGGTGCAGAAGGTGCTTCTAAATTCGATGCGTTCCCTATCCTATTCCCAACTAAAGGTGCATTTGCAACTGTGGGTCTAAAAGGTTACAATAAGATTAAGTTTAACGCTCAATCTCCATCGAAAATCGAGCTTACTAACCCGTTTGGTACTCAAGGTTTCTTCTCTTACAACATGTGGTACGCTGGTATCATCTTGCAAGAAGAAAGACTATTGAAAATCTTGGTGGCAGCATCTGCCTAACAACTAACCTCCTTCGGGAGGTTCAATCCTATTATGTAAATAACCGTGAGGAATTATTATGGAAGAACTTTTAAAAACCCTAGATGAATTGAAAGCAGAGGCTGATGGTCTTGGAATCAAATATCATCCTAAAACTGGTGCTAAGAAATTAGCTGGACTTATTGAAGAACATTACGTTAAACTTGAATCTGCTGATATTGTTCAAGAAGTAGAAGATACAGATAAAGACGTAGAAGATGTTGAAGATGAAGTTATCGAAGATGATTATATTGAAGAAACGATTGAAGATGAACCTGTGCCTTTACCTACACCTAGGAAGCCTAAAGAAACTGTCAAGAAGTCACTTGATGTTTCAAAAATGACACCTGCACAACGTCAACGTCATCAGATTAAAGTTATGAAAGAGAAAGCGTTTAAAAAACGTGTTGTAACTATTTCATCTAATGATAAACGTGAGAGTGAGTATACAACTACAGCATATCTATCACTGTCTAATCAGCATATGGATTTAGCTCGTATTGTACCTCTTGATGTTCCTGTTGAACTTGAACAATGTCTAATCAATGTTGCAAAGACTACAACTATTATCCTTCATAAAGATGAGATTGTAAATGGTCGTAGAACTGGTAACAAAACTGCTCAAATGGTTCGTAAATACAACGTATCATATGAGGATATGGTTTAATACTTTAAGCTATATCGTATATCCTTCGGGATATACTTTTATATATTAAAGGAGAGCTAATGGCTACAGTTACTGA